CAATTAACAGACTTAAGAATAAAAAAGATCCAGAAGATCCTCAAAAATTCTACCAAGGAGGCCAAGCACAAATAGAACCTGATCTATCAGACGTGGGCCATGGTTCGGATGCCCTGATGGCAAGAAATATGTTAATAGCCCCCGGATCTCAAGCAACGACTTCTACAGGCTTAAATTATTTATTAGGTGAAGATAATGATACAACACGAGTGCCATACAACGAAGGTTCAAAAGTAGAAGGTCCTGATCCAAGAATTTTAGAATTAATGTTAAATGAGAAAATGTCATATGAAGATGCGTTAAAAGAAATTGAAAACCGTATGAAACAACAGCCCTACATAGATGAACGATACAACATGGGTCCCGGACCAATTCTAGAAGCAGCCGAAGGTGGCAGAATAGGTTACAAGGACGCCGGACCCGTGGTTCTTCCAAAGCCAAAACCCGCAGCAGATCCTATGGTGGAGTTACAAAGAATTTATAACCTTTATCAAGAATCAATGCCTGGAGTATCACAAGAAACTCAAAAATATCTACAACAAGATTTTATACAAAAATTAAACGATGCTGGAATTTCACAAGAACAGTTTATGACTAATCAAATGCAAAACAATTTTGCACAAGGCGGACCCGCAAGACAAAACTTTGCCATGGGCAAACGTGCGTTCTTAAAAATGCTAGGTGGAGTCGGCGCAGGAATCGCAGGCATTAAAACAGGACTCTTGGGACTCGGTAAAAGTGGTGGTAAGAAAGTTGCAACTGAAGTTGCAAAAGAAGCAGCAACCAGTGGAGCTCCTCCACACTTTTTAAAACTAGTAGCAAAAATTAAAGCATTAGGTGATGATGTAACTGAAACAGCTGCTTTAGCTGATAGACAAACTGTTAAGAGATATAAAGATTTTGAATTAACAGAAGACATTGCAACTGGTAGAATTGAAATTCAAAGAGTTAAAGTTGCTGATGATATGGATTATTATGGTTCTCCTATAACGGAAGAAAGTTATATGGGTTATTCACCAGGAGAAGAAATATTTCAGGAAACGGCCAAAGGTAAAACTAAAATTACTAAGGCTCAACCAAAGTATGAAGAAGGCACTACTTATCTTAGAAATGACGGGCCTGAAACAGGTAGCGTCCTTGATGAGATGTCCGGTCTTTCCGATGATATATATGAAGAAGCAGGTGAAGCAGTACCAGAAGCTATTAGAAAAGGAAAAGCAGATGGTGGCAGAATGGGTTATGCGGGTGGTAAAAAAGTAGTGCAAGGTTTAGCCGCTTTGATTAAGGGAAAATTTGGTAAGAAAGCAATTACAACTGCAGACAAACTTAAAACACCTCAGAAAACATTAGACAGAGATATGTTTAGTAAATTTAAAGATAGAAACCCAGATCCTAAAAGAGAGATAACAGATGATGAGTTTCAAGATCTTATGGAAGACGTTGGTGATTTAGATGCTTATAATTTTGATGGTACTATTGGTTCTGCAAACAAAATAAGAAAAGAAGCAAAAGATTATCAAGATTACATGTATAAGCAATATAAAATGGGTAAACTAGATCCTGTAGCAGGCGATAAGTCTCCAGGTAGAAAAAGATTTTTAGAACAAAAACTTGACGATATGGAAGGCAGCGGCGACAAAAGATTAATGAGCCCGGATGAAATAGAAGAACTATCTAGTTTTGATCTTGGTACTCAAATGGATCAAATGAAAAAGAAAACACTTCCTGAAATAGATGACAAACTTTTAAAAAATTACAACGATGAAATTAAAAGAGGCGTGGCTGAAATAATGGGTGATACCTCTCCTGAAGCTTTAAAAAAAAGTATAGAGATTGATAATCTTATGTTAAAATATCCAGGAATGGATAAGAACCTTGCAGATCAAATTGCATCTTCATCACCCAGAATGAAAGCTGATATGATCGCCATGGTAGAACAAACTTTTAAGATGAGTGAAAAAGGAATGAGTGGTGATGATATTATACAAACATTTAAAAACACAACTAGAAGAAAACAAGCAACCGGGGGCCTTGCTTCTATGTTAGGAGAATAATGGCTAACGAGTACTTTGCATCAAAGAGTTGGTTAACTAAATACGCTCAAGCTGACGACAGCAGAGGTGCGTGGCAAGACTATGTTAAAGAGGTCGAGGACCGTGATTCACGATCCATGGTCCAGGAACCACGGAACATGTACAACCAAGGTCAGTTAGTACGAAACACGGTTGATGGATCACGGCCCGGGTATGCGGGTAAACAAGGCAATGTTAATAACCATCCTGTAAAACCATTAAACAAAGATCAGAAAAAAATTTATGATATGATGTTAAAAGAAGAGCTTCCTACTAATAGGCCATCAGTGTCTAAGCAATTAGTAGAACGTTTTAACAAACCATGGGAAAAATTAGACAACACTGCAAGAGCAAATTTTATTAATCAAACTTATCCAAGATATAAAAAATTACTAGAAAGAGCTGGTGGTAAAATAAGCAGAAATCAATTAGCAAAGATATTAAGTGAAAAATTAGATAAACCTATAAGTTTAGGACAAATACACGGATATGGGGGAACTAGAGCCGGAGGCAGAAAAAAAACAGAATTTAGTAAAACTTTAGATGAAGTTTTAGATGTAACAAACGTTACACCAAAAAATCCAATGTATAAAATTCCAACGGAAGCAGATATTAAAAAACTAAAACCCTTATTAGATATAACTCCTGCTAATTCTTTAAAAAATAGTACTGCAGATAACATTATAAAATTAAATAAAAAATATACAGGTATGTATAAAAGTGGAAAACTTCCTAGCCTTGAAACAGTCTTAAAAGATTTTCCTAACATGACTTCTACTCAAGCAAGTAATGCAACAATACAATTATCTCAAATTTACAGTGGTAATAAATTTAAATTATTTAGTAATTTAGATCCAAAAATAAAAAAAGCAGTAGAAAATATTAAAGTAGATAAAAAACTTGGAGATAAAGTATTTAAACTAATAGGAGATTCTCAGTTTAATGACTACCGTCGTTCTATGTATCGTATTTCTTTAGGTATGATTGATGAAAAATTAGGTAATAAAAAAGGAACGTTTGAATCATTAAAAACTCAAGCACGTCAAATTTTAAAAGATAATAAAATACCTATATATTCACCGGAAAAGAAAAATGCGGCAGGTAAAATTATACAAAAGGCAACGCAAGGTTTTAATATTAATGAAATTGCCGGAGTATCGGGAAGTGCTAAATCTAAAGCAGCAGAGTTTTCTCAATTTATAGATGTTATGGAAGGAAATCTAAATCAAAAAACTATGGCAAATTTTCAATCTAAACTTTCAAGTGCAAGACAATTAATAGAAAATAATCCTTCAATGTTATCTAGTGAATCTAAAAAAATTAATAAACTAGCTCGTAATTTAGAGAATGAATATAGTATAGAATTACCAAGATTAAGAGACCCTGATGCCACTAAATATTTTTCACCCAAAAGATTAAAAGAATTAAATACACAAGGGTTAGATATTGTTAAAGCTGCAGAACGTGCAGGCTACACAATTCAAATGCCAAAAAGTGCTCAAACAATAAATGAGTTTATAGATAAACCTGACCAAGTCCGTTTAGCAAAAATAGGTTGCCCTGGTAAAGCAATGGGAGGGCGTATTGGATTTAGTGAAGGTCAAAATCTAGTAGCGTGTGTTACACGAGGTGTAGAAAAATTACAAGGGGATCCAGGTAAACTCTCACCAGGAGACAAGGCAAATTTACGTGCGCTTACAAAATCGGGTAAAGCTTTAAACTTTTTAAAAGGAGTATTAGGCCCTGTTGCAATATTAGGTGAAGTTGTACTTGAAGGTGGAATTGCTGCGAATAAAACTTTAAATGAAGGTGTGCCTTTTAAACAAGCATTAGGTGAATCTTATTTAAACTATGCGCTTGGTCCAAAATTAAAAATAGATGTTGAAGCAGAACGTGAAAAAGAATTTGCAAAAGGTGAAGATTATGCAATGGCAGAACGGGGTAGAAGAATGATGATTCCACAAAGTGCTACAGCTGACAAACAAAGATTAAAAAAAAGATATGAGCAAATGGACAAAGATGTACCAACTTATTCCTCACAACAAATTGATAAAATGCTAATAGATTCTAATATAACTCGTGAAGAAATGGGAATGGACGACAATCAAATTAATAAATATATAAAAAACCAAAGAGTCGCCGATGCAGGAGGAGTATCTAATTTAGCCCAAGGTGGATTAGCTGATTTAATGAAAAAGTATTATGACTAAAGACAATCCAACACTTGTAAAAAACATGAAACATGTTAAATGGAAAGAGATCCCTCCTTTAAAAGGACCCAATTCTCGAGGGTTGATTAAAGAGAAGAAACAAGATAAACCAATACAGGATAAAAAATATGGCAGATATAGATAAAACCCTTCCTAATACTAGACCTGAAGATGAGCTTATAAAAGAGCAAATGGAAGAGGTTGATGTTGCAGATGAATTAGGTAAAGGTCCAATAGAAATTACAGATGAAGAAGATGGTGGAGCAACTATCGACTTTGATCCAAATGCAGTTCAAATGCCAGATTCAGGAGATCCGTTTGCAAATTTAAATGATCTTCTTCCAGAAGATACTACTGATCTTATTGGTAGTGAATTACAAAGTGATTACGCAGAATATAAAACTTCTCGTGCAGATTGGGAAAGAACTTACATTACTGGATTGGATTTATTAGGATTTAAATACGATAATAGAACAGAACCTTTCCAAGGAGCAAGTGGTGCAACTCACCCTGTTCTTGCAGAAGCGGTTACACAGTTTCAAGCATTAGCTTATAAAGAATTACTACCTTCAGATGGACCGGTTAGAACGATGGTCATGGGTTCAGCAACCCCTCCAAAAGAAGCACAAGCTCAAAGAGTTAAAGATTTTATGAACTATCAATTGATGGATCAAATGAAAGAATATGAACCTGAGTTTGACCAAATGTTATTCTATCTTCCTTTAGCAGGATCTACATTTAAAAAAGTTTATTATGATGATTTGCTTGGAAGAGCCGTATCTAAATTTATTCCAGCAGATGATTTAGTAGTCCCTTATACAGCGACTTCATTAGATGATGCGGAAGCAGTTATTCATGTTATTAAAATATCTGAAAATGATTTAAGAAAACAACAAGTAGCTGGATTCTATTCTGATATAGAATTATCAAAACCACAAGATTCAAATTCTAATGAATTAAAAGAAAAAGAGAGAGAAATAGAAGGAGTTACAAAATCAAATAAAGCAGAGTCAATGTACACTTTAATTGAGTGTCATGTTAATTTAGATTTAGAAGGTTTTGAAGACGTGGGGCCCGATGGTGAGCCTACTGGAATAAAACTACCTTACATTGTAACAATCGAAGAAAGTAGTAGAAAAGTTTTATCAATTAGAAGAAACTTTAAACCTGAAGACCCTAAGAAAAATAAGATTCAATATTTTGTTCATTTTAAATTTTTACCAGGATTAGGTTTTTATGGTTTAGGATTAATTCATATGATTGGTGGATTAAGCAGAACTGCAACTGCAGCGCTTCGTCAGTTATTAGATGCAGGAACGTTATCAAATTTACCAGCAGGATTTAAACAAAGAGGTGTCAGAGTTCAAGATGACGCTACAGCGATTCAACCCGGAGAATTTAAAGATGTAGATACTCCAGGCGGTAATCTAAAAGATGCTTTCGTATTCTTACCCTACAAAGAACCTTCACAGACTTTATTGCAGTTGATGGGTATTGTAGTTCAAGCAGGACAAAGATTCGCATCAATTGCTGACATGCAAGTTGGTGATGGGAACCAACAAGCAGCTGTTGGTACAACTGTAGCTCTTTTAGAACGTGGTTCAAGAGTGATGTCAGCAATCCATAAAAGGTTGTACGCTTCACTTAAGAATGAATTTAAATTACTTTCAAATATCTTTAAAACTTATTTACCTCCTGAATATCCTTATGATGTTCCAGGGGCATCGAGAAATGTTAAAGTTACAGATTTTGATGACAAGGTAGATATTCTACCGGTAGCAGATCCTAACATATTCTCAATGAGTCAAAGAATATCAATGGCACAAACACAATTACAATTAGCTCAATCTAATCCACAAATGCATAATATGTATATGGCTTATAGAAATATGTATTCAGCAATTGGTGTAAAGGATATAGATTCAATCTTACCTGCGCCACCACAAAATCAACCGAAAGATCCGGCGTTAGAACATATTGATGCAATGGGAGCAAAACCTTTTCAAGCGTTTCCAGGTCAAGATCACAGAGCACACGTTACAGCACACTTAAGTTTTATGGCTTCTAATTTTGTTAGAAATAATCCGAGTATCACTGCAGCGTTAGAGAAAAACATTTTAGAACATATTTCAATCATGGCCCAGGAGCAAGTACAACTAGAGTTCCCACAAGAAATGCAAATGTTACCACAAATGCAACAAGCGGCTGTTCAGAATCCTCAAGCTCAACAACAGATGCAACAAATCTCACAAAAGATTGAAGCAAGAAAAGCTATTCTAATTGCTGAGATGACTGAAGACTTTATGAAGGAAGAAAAAGCTATCACAGATCAATTTGATCATGATCCATTATTAAAACTTAAAGAAAGAGAAGTTGATCTTAAAGCAATGGATGCAGAAAGAAAACAAAAAGAAGATGAAGCTAGAATTAATTTAGATAAAACTAAATTTTTACAAGGTCAACAACTAGATGAAGCAAAACTACAACAGAATGAGGATTTAGCTAATTTAAGAGCGGATACAGCTATGGCTAAGTCAGAATTGTCTGCAGAAGTAAAATTAACCTCAGATGCTATGAAAGCGAAGGATGTTAATCGCTTGAAAGGGCCGAGAAATTAGTATATTAACAATTAGGAGAAAATTATGAAGAACTCAAAAATAACAAAAGCAGTTGGAGTAAACAAAGATGGTTACGCTAGTGGCGGAGTTAAAGTAGAAGAGTCTTCTCAAAACTTGCACATAGATCCTAGATCTCAAACAAGTATCAGAGGAAGAAACTACATTGCTCAAGGTGACACAGTAACTGTTAAAGGTACAAAGACTAGAAAACCTCAAAAAGCTACTTGGTTTTAATATGTGGTTATCGGCAATTAAATTAGCCGTTTCTGCAGGCTCACACATTTACAAAAATAAGCAACAGACAAAGATGCTTATGTCGGATGCTGCTATGAAACATGCTCATAAAATGAGTACTGGAGAATTAGAGTATTCTGGAAAATTACTAGAAGCGAGACAATCGGACTGGAAAGACGAATTTATTTTGGTTTTGCTGTCAATTCCAATCGTAATGCTGGGATGGTCTGTATGGTCAGATAATCCTGTACATATGGAGAAAATGGAGTTATTCTTCCTACACTTTGGAAATTTACCATTTTGGTACCAAACAATTTTTGTTGGCGTCATTGCATCCGTCTATGGACTTAAGGCAACAGATCTGATAAAAAGAAAATAACAAAAGGAAAATAATTATGTCAGGATATTTTAATATAGGTAAAAACTTAGCTTCAGGTGTAGGTCAAGCTATCAATAAAGTTAAAACAAAAATTAATAAAACAAAATTAGATAAAGCAAACAGCAATTTAGATATTGCTAAACAAAAATTAAAAGCTGGGAAAGCAAAATTAGATCAAACTGTTTTTGAAATAAAAAATAAGATGCCTATTACTTTTAAAAGTAAAAAAGGAAAATCAGAATCAAATACAGAATCATATAAAAGAATACAAAAAGATAATACTAAAGTAATTAAAGGCATGCTTGACAAAGCAGCTGGAAAAAAATAAGGAGAAAAATATGGCTGGTCAAGAAAAATCAAAAGAACCTTTAAGTCCGTCTAAAAGAAAAAAATTAAGAAAACAAAAAGAGGATCAAGAGACAAAACAAAATTTAACACAAGACTATGCTTATACAGGTATTCCTGGAGCAAAAGCTACAGCAAAAGGTGTTAAATATAGTCAAGATGATGTTCCTACAAGACTCTCTAAAAGCGACGAAGGTAATAAAAAAGTAGAAACCCTTAAATATAAACCTTCAAAAAGAACTCTTCCACCTGGAAAATCAATTTTAATGAAAGCCAAAGGTGGCAGAGCCGGTTACAAACACGGTGGCGCAGCTAAACGTGGCCGAGGTTGTGAACTCAAGTCTTAATGTTTAAATCAGTTAAAAGTTTTATCTGTAAACTATTTCATATCAAAGCATGCGAATGCCCAGATGAACATCTTGAAATTTACGAAGGAACCTATGAACCAGAAGTACCGGTTCATGAAGAAAAACAAATGCACTGTGGGTCTCATGTAAGATTTATAAAAAGTTGTCCCACTTGTGTTGCAATTATAAAAGGATAAAATAATGGCTAAAGGGACTCACAAAACTAAAGACG